GAAAGATAGACCAACCAGGACATATAAGGATCATTGTAGTAAGCTTCAGCAACTTGATCTGCTCGCTGACCTTCAGGAACATCATAGATGTAGAATACGAATGGATTGTCTTTGACTTTATTTAGAAGATTAACGCGCTTAGTGATATCAACGGCTTGAACACCATTGTAATTTATTCTAGGAAACTTTGTGAAATAACGTTCTGACATTATAAACCTGGTGCTCCAGAAGTTATATTACTGCCTGCGATTTGATCTTGAGCATTAGTTGCAGTAACATTTGTGTCGACTCCAATAGAACCACCAGCTAACAAATTGGTATCCCAAGTTGCAAGTACGTCTTCTTGGATCCAGTATTCCATCTCGAGAAGGTCAACAGTAAGAATTACCATGGTAGGTGCTTGAGTTGAACCAAAGAAAGATGGACCTGACGGAGCATAGTTAATAGAAGCATTAGTGATGACGCAAGGCTTAAACTTATACAGATCTTTGTTGTTTGGCAGCAAAGTCACATAGCACATATTTGGATAGTTAAGAAGTAGACCAGTTGCTACACCTGCTGCACCATTAAGGGAAGGCAGCATGTTGAGACGAAAGCGTGCCAAAATGTTTCTAAGAGTATCTGTTTCATCTTTAGACTGAGGCATGAATGCCCACTGAAATCGATGACGCTTAAATGTTGGTGACTGGAAAAGAACAGTCATGAATGGATTGATTGCTACGCCTGCAACAGCTTCTGCAGCACCTGTAAGTGCATATCCTTTTGCAAGTAATGCAAGAGGAGATTCTGCAAGCAATCCACCCTTTTTAATAAGATTTTCAAGTGTAGTTTGGAGTTGCTGTTTGGTTGAAGCTGAAGAATCATTTGTATTCTTCAATCGTGCACCAGTGTCAATAATTGAACCGAGCACTGGATTCAAAGATGTGTCTCCCTCCCAGTTTACTGCTGAGGTATCAATCATGTTGGCTGGAATTGGAAGACGAACTGTTCCAGAAGCACCGGGCCCGTAAAAAGCACGATCAGTGATATCACGCCGAGTGAACTTGCGGAAGTCAAAAGTGATATAGAACTTGTAGCTCTCAAGATCTGACGGGAACCACTTGTTGTCGGCACCGATAGAATTGGTAGGTAGAGGAGCTGGTTGATTGAACGTTGGCAAAGAAATTTCCTATAAATAAAATGTCAGTCGCGGAGTGGAATCCCACTGACACTAATCTGTTAGGAGATCAGCATGACTATTTATTACCTCTATAAGAAGACTCATAACCAAACTGGCCTTAAGTATTTAGGATCGACTAGTAAAACTGATCCTTTTGCTTATACTGGTTCTGGAAAGCATTGGGTCCGCCTTCTCTAGAAACACGAGCTAAATTATCAGCTGCTCGAAAAAGAACTATCGAGAAGCAATCCCAAGCTCATGCTCAGTCAGTAGCTGGAATCTCCAGCCACGATCTGCGCAGTATTCCTGTGCAGCCTTCCATTTGGCCTCATTAACTCCATAAGTCAAGACTTCATTAATATAACGCTTGGTCTTTTTGGCGACTTTCGGTGGCTGAGTCTGATGGAAGGGCTTAACTTCTAACAGATACGTGCCATCTTTCTTTTTGACCCAGAAATCTACAAAGTAACGATGGTATCGACCATCAACTGGTGACTTGTAAGGAATGACAACCTCTTCTGAAGACCAATGGATTACAGACGGATCAGAATCCAGTGATCGCATAACAATCAGTTCCCATGAAGATCTGTAAATTATGTTGGCTGGATTACCCTTGTATTTGTGCGGATGTCTAGCTTTGAATCTACCCTTCAAGATCTCACCATAAATAGTATGAATTTCAATCTATTTATTGGATCTTCTAGTAGGTCTCGACCATCCTTTCGGTATCGGATCATCTTTATGTATCCATAAGCTTTGATCCCCATTTACTATTTTTCTTTTGTTTGTTTTGCCACCGCCAGGAAAAGGTTTACCTAGTCTATTTTGACGACATTTTTCAGAAAAATCAGATGGTTTAATTTTAGGTTTTCTCATTTTAGCTTTAGTTTCTTCTGATACTGGAGTAAGTCGTCTGATATTCCAAGCTTTACTGAGTTTCAAACGAGATTCTTTTGTATGACCTTTGAATCTAGTTTCAAAACCATGTATTTGTTGATTTAGCCATTCTTTCTTTTTAACAATATCAGCTTTACGTAATAAGCGTTGTTCCCATTCTAAAGCTTTTTCAGCAGAAGTAAATGTCTTGCGAATTTTTCTAACATCGGGTTCACCGTGTTTGATTCTAAATTCTTTAACTAATTTGGAAGATGTAAAATATGTTGTCCAAAAATCTTTTGGATTAGCTTTCTTAGCATATCGAACACCATAATACCAAGTATTGAGTTGTGACCAACCAATAAGATATGTATATGGTTCATAAATATTCATAGCTGTTTCTCCTAACTGAGTAATAGAGCCAGTAGATCTGGTACATCGTGACTGGCAATTGTATTTATAAGGAAATTTAATGGCTGCCTACATTTTTCAAGATATTGCTGCCAAGGGCGCTAAGCTAGGAATCCAACGAGACTCGTCTAAAAAGTCAATCGACTGGTTCCGAGGCATGGCTCAGACAATCACTAGAGTCTCTCCGCAAAACATTCTATCGGACAAAGAAAATTCTCCTGTCACTACTGTGAGCAAGAGTCATATCGGCTCGCTGCTTTTCTATTCGTATAATCCTAAGGGTAAAGACACTCTACCATTCTATGACAAGTTTCCTCTTGTGTTCATTTCAGACCTTCACTCAGACGGTTGGTCAGGTCTTAATGTGCATTATCTCCCTCCATATCTACGAGCCAAGCTGATGGATGCACTTTACAAAACTGCTATAAATAAAAACGATCCCGAGAACATGAAGCTTGCCATCTCGTACAAGATTCTGAATTCTATTGCGAAGTCAGCACAGTTTGGTCCTTGTTACAAGAAGTATCTTGCAGGTCATGTTGTGTCTCCTATTCGGAGAGTGTCTTCAGAAAATTGGGACCTTGCGGTAATGTTGCCGCTTCAGCGCTTCGCAAAGAAGTCTGCACAGGAAGTTTGGACTGAATCTATGAAGACGATGAAGTAATTTTTCTTGGTCCTCTATGACCACGCATTTTAGCTTTAGTTTCTTCTGATAATGGTCCTAATTTCATTCCTTTATTCCAAGCTATTGTATTATACGGTCCACGTGGACCTAAAGGATGAGAATTTGGATTATGAGTCTTCTTATAGAGGTAATAAATAGTCATGCTGATCTCCTTACCGAGTTAGAGTCAGTGGGACTGCAATCCGCGACTGACATCTTATTTATAAGGAATTTTTGTCTTGCCATTTGATATAAAGGAACTTAAGGCTACAATCGACTCTCATGGATATCTTAAGCAACACTCGTATGAGTTTTACTTCAATCCGCCTCCTATTCTTCAGAATGAAAGAATCAACACAGGAACTGAAGGCCCATCACAGTCAGTGATTGATATTACAAAGCTTATGCTGTTCCGGGCAGAGCAAGCATCTATTCCAGGATCACTTCTTCTTACTGCAGACAATTCACGATACGGAATCGGCCCTACTCAAAAGAATCCATTCAACGTTTTGTTCTCAGATACAAACGTAGTCTTTCTTGCGGATAGATTTGGTTTGATTCAGACTTTCTTCTATGTTTGGCATAACAAGATCTTTAACTTTGACAAGAATCTTGCACAAGGTTCGGTTCCATCCTATACTGTAGAGTATAAAAAGAATTATGTCACTGATCTTTCACTCATCGTGTATGATCCGACAGGTCAAGCAGCAATGGGATTCAAATTCATCGATGCATGGCCGACAGTAGTTCCAGGTTCACCACTCGCTTGGGGCGCAACTGATCAACTACTCAAGATCAACGTGGGATTTACTTTCCAGCGATATGAAATCACAGACGTTTCATCTATCAATAACTTCAATCCTAATTCACCAACGACAGTAGACAGCTGGACTTCAAACGGTCCAGGTCTTACAATATCAAACCCTCTAACTTCTGTTATTACAGGAGCAATCAGATAAGTATGGAGACTATAGATCTTTTCTTATATGGTCCGCGCTTTATTCCAGTCATTGATTTAGACGTTGATATAGAAATTTTACGCTTATGTTCTTCAGATTTTGGCCGTCGTCTAGAAATCATTAATTTGGCATTGTTTTCAGGAGACATAGGACCAGTATAACCACCAACACCATTTTCTGGAATGATATTTGCCCATTCTTTTGAAGAAGCAATATTCCATTTTTCTGAAAATGCTATACCTGCTAACTTAAGTTCTTCTTTGCTTTCGAATTGACCAAGAACTTCAGTAATAACATCTTGTTTGCCATGCACTGCAAGATGTCTTCGCCAATAGACTCCAGAGCCTTCGTATTTGTATGGATCTCCGGTTGTCTGTCCCAAATATTTGAGACCAGTCTTCGGATGAGTTTTCTTGTAGAGGGAATAAATAGTCACAATGCTGTCTCCTAGCCGAGGTAGTGTCAGTGGGATTGCCTTCCGCGACTGACATTTTATTTATGAAAGAGAGATTTTTATGCTACCTAAGTTCTCAACACCAGTTCTCACATTTGAGATTCCATCGACAAAACAGAAATTCAAATTCCGTCCGTTCCTTGTTAAGGAAGAGAAGCTACTTCTTATGGCAAAAGCTTCTGACGATGCAACAGATATTCTTGGCGCAATCAAGCAAGTAGTCAATAACTGTTCGCTTGATGACAAGTTCGATATAGATCAGCTTGCTATATTCGATGTGGAATTCCTATTCTTGAAGCTCCGTGGTGCGTCTATCGACAACATGATCGAAGTGTCTTATGAAGATGCAGAAGATGGTAAGATTTATGACTTCGAGGTAGAACTTGACAAGGTAAAGTTGGTTTGGCCAAAGAAGGTCCCGTCCAACAAGATTGCAGTTAATAAGACATCGGGACTTGTTCTGAGATATCCTCCAGCATCACTTTACGAAGATGAAGAGTTCCTTCAAGCTCCTGAGAAGGAAGTCATGTTCGAGCTTATGGCATCATGTGTCACTCAGATCTATGATGGTGACGACGTATATGAATCCAAGGACTATTCTCACAAGGAACTTCTCGACTTCGTCTCTGACCTTGACGTAAAAACCTTCAATGCAGTAGAAACCTTTCTTCAGTCCGCCCCGAAGATGGAATATCTGATCGAGTACAAGAACTCAAAGGGAACGGCTCGCCAGATTCGTTTGTCTTCGTTAACAGATTTTTTTACCTTGCGCTAAGTTCTCGGACACTCGAGAACTACTATAAGTTGCTGTTCAGCCTGACATACCACCATAAATATTCTGTGTCAGACATTGAGTCTATGATTCCATTTGAATTAGACGTCCTAGTACAACTCATCCTCGAGCACATTAAGAAACTAGAGGACGAACGGGATAGACCATAATGGCTGCTGCATCATCTGTACTCGAAAAACTTGGATATGGAATAGGTAGGACTGTAGGAACTTCTGCACGCCTTGCTGGTACTGGTATTCGCACCTATGCAGATGCCGCAGCACAGGGAATGGGCTTCCGGTCATCGGGAGTTGGCGCTCTCGGAGATTCCATTCTTCGTAAGCTCGAGTCTATAGATAAACAGGGTCGCGAAACTGAACCTCGCCCCGAGAGAGTCTCACGTCCCGCAGATTCTCTTCGTATAGAAGCGGTCCGAAAGTCGGTAGCATCTATCG